AAGAAAAATGAAAGACATAATGAATTATAGTGCATGAAACTAGGAGGTATGAAACCATGGCTGATTGTAAACGTAGTTCTAGATAAATTAACAATTGAGATAATTTAATCCAGGTTTGGTGAAGACATACTTTTCCTAGTAAAGGAAAAGATAGTCCATTACCAGTATATGGAGCCAGGACACTACTTCAATTGATTACCACAAGGGAAAGGCTAGGGATTCCTTTAAGCCTATTACATCAGCTTTATACCAGTTTTTTCTGTAACTATTGAAGCAATTACAGAACAACTCCTAACGACGGAACTTAGATTAAACTTACCGTTAGGCTGGTCCGAAGGCTAGGTTGGACCTTAAGATAAATACCGATTCACCAACTAACCTCTTCAGTTAAATTGGTAAAGGATAAGTGCGCCGCTTAGCTACATTTCCTCTCACTCCAGAGGTTGTAGGGTGCCGATTTTGAGGGACCACACCAAGTCATAAACGCAAATAACCCCAAAGGGGGATTCAAAGTAGACCGAATCCATGTCCTTTGGGGAGTAAACGTGTTGACTCTAATCTAGAATCATGCTAGAGTCAAGCATTATTTAGACATTACAGAAGGAATTTTTTGACCATACATAGTAAAAAAAAGAAAGCTGTCAACAATTATATCAATAATCAAGACCTTTATGCAGCAATGGTTTCCTACAAGAAAGAAGTTAGGAAGCTCAAAAAAATCAAAGAAAAAGCCCCGATTCCTAACTATGTAGGTGAGTGTCTTTTATTGATTGCTAAGAATCTCTCCAATCATCCATGGTTCAAAGGCTATTCCGATCATTGGAAACAAGAGATGATTTCAGATGGAGTTGAAAATTGCGTTCTTTATTTGGATAATTTTGACCCAAAGAAATCCAAGAATCCTTTTGGTTATTTTACACAAATCACTTACTTCTCATTTCGTAGGCGAATAGATAAGGAAAAAAAGCAGCAATACATTCGCTACAAAAATATGGAAAATTACTTTGACTTAAATGACAGTTATGTAGGTGGTGCTTTAGTTGACAGAGAACTCTATGAAAATAATCAAGTTTTTATTGAAGAATACGAAAAAAACCAGTTGAACAAAAAGAAGAAGTCTGCTAGAGTCAAGGCGAAAGGTGTAGAGAAGTTCTGCGGTAGAAGGAAGACTAAGAGATGAGCAGCACCATCTTGAATGTAGTGTTCACTCGGGCGCTACAACTGTGGGCTGATCCGAAACATCGTTGTAAAGGTCATGAAAAACGGCAAACTGTATATGGTATGCAATACTGCGCCATTGGTGTTCTCAAACAGGCGAGAAAGGATTGTGGTGTCAATGGAAATAATTTGCCAATCAAAAAGTTGGCAAAAGCTCTTGGGTTTTGGGATGATGCGTCACTAATTGGATATAATGATAATGGACGACTATATTGTGGATGCGATGAATCTATAAGAAATCATTACAATCAAGATAATATCTATCAACGAATGCAAGATTATGTGAAAGGAACAATAGAGAATGATTTCCACGAAAGAAATAAAGCAGAAGGCGTTCAATAAGGTTGCTAAGGCTCTACTGAAGCAAGGCCGTCCAGCCTTCGCTAATGGTACTTGTCGTTATTTGACTGAGGATGGTCGTCGCTGTGCTGTCGGCTGGCTGCTCTCTGGCAAGGCCCTGACGTTTGCAAAAGGTATTGGGGGCGGGATCGCTTGTCTAAAATCCCATGCCGAGGGAGAAAATATTAAACTTCCTGATATAATTAAGAATCCGAAAAATATAAATTTTTTAGAAAATCTGCAATGCGCGCATGATACAGGTGCTTTTATTAATTCAGATGAATCATGGTTAGAACAATGGAAAACTGAGATGATTAATCTAGCTAAGAGATACAAACTTGATATATCTGTTATTACTGGAGTAAAGAAATGACAATGACTCCACAAAAGATTTTTGACAAAGTAGCTGCTGGTCTTTTGGAGCAAGGTAGACCAGCTTTTACTGATTATTGTGAATACAAAACCGAAACAGGAGAACGTTGTGCTATCGGTATGCTTCTTACCGGAAAACAATTGGCATGGGCTAAAAGTATTAATGGCGGTATTGAGACTTTGATGGATAAAGCTAGAGAAGATGATATAAAACTACCATCTTTTATTTCTAGTGGTAATCATAATGAACTTCTTATTCAACTACAGATGGCTCATGATGGTCCTTGTAGTTGTACTGATGATTGGAAAGAACTTTGGATACATAGGATGGAGACAATTGCATTAGAGTATAATCTTGATGCATCTATTTTTATAAGCGAGAAGAAGAAACTTAAAAAGAAGAAAAAAAAGTGACGACAAAGCATATTGTTCCGCCTATTATAGAAAACTGGATTGAAACGATTAGAAATCCAAATTCTCCACAACATGTTAAGGACAACATTATAATGATGTTGGAATCCGTTGTATCTGCTTGCCAAGAAGAGATAATAAAATATCGGACAGCACGGCAAAATTACCTTGACAAATCTTATAAAAGGACTAAAAAGAAACACAACTGAAACTGTCTTCTGGAGACATGATTATGATTGGATGGGTAAAATCATTCTATCGTAAAATCCGTGCTGGAGTAGTTTTTCCAGAAACCTATTATATCATGCCTGTGCTTCTCAAACTACCAAACACAGGGCAAGAAATCATCTTGAAAGAAGATGGTTCTATTCAAGGAGATTTTGCGGTTTTTGATAAGTTCTGTCGCGACACTATTGTTACAGAATATGCAGAAGCGCGGATAACTGTTTGGCTCCTACATCAGTATTGGAAGCGCTTACGTGAGGAAGAAGAGATTGCCGATCAGACAGCTATAACACAACCTTCACCAGTTGTACCAACAACACGTATGGAGGAAGAAGACACTGAGTTGGCATTTGATGGTGAAAAGAAAATGAAGACAGTGAAAGTTACTATGCAAACAGTTGATGGTCCAAAAGAATATAGTATAGAGGTTTCTGGTGAGCAAAGTAGCGTTAATAAGTGATTTACATTTTGGGGCGCGAAACGATAATCCGGTTCTTCTAGAGCATACCAAAAAGTTTTTGGAAGTGCAATTTTTCCCATTTTTACGGAAAAATGGCATTCGTGATGTATTTGTTTTAGGAGATGTGTTTGATCGTCGCAAGTATATTAATATCGCTACACTCAATTTTGTTCGCAAAAGTTTCATTGAGAAACTACATAATAATTATGTCTACTTCATCACTGGTAATCATGATGTTTATCATACTAACTCTTTGGGTGTCAATTCAATAGATGAGCTTATGCAAAGCCGTGAAGGCTTGAAGTTCTCTATTATCACAGAGCCCACGGAAATGAAATTCACTTGGGCTAAGATACTGTTTCTACCTTGGATTTGTCTGGAGAACGAAAAGCGTTCGCTGGAGCTAATTAATAAAACGGATGCGAAGGTTTGCTTTGGCCATTTGGAGTTGAAAGGATTTGAATCGCATGCTGGATATATTATTGATCGGGGCCTTGATATTTCTCTTTTTTCTAAATTTGGTCTTGTGGCGTCAGGTCACATTCATAAAAGACAGACTAACGGTAATGTTTCTTATCTTGGAAGCCCTTTCCAAATTACATGGGCCGACTACGATTCCCCCAAAGGATTCCATACTCTAGACACAGAGACATTACAGTTGGAATTTGTTCGTAATCCAAAAGAGATGTATCATAAGATCGTTTATGATGACCATGGACAAACTTTAGAACAGGTTTTGAATTGGGATTTTGATACCTTTCAAGATTGTTATGTTAAGGTGCTGGTGTTGGCTAAGACCAATCCCTATCATTTTGATATGTTCATTGATACTTTAGAGAAATATGCTATGGATGTGAAAATCATTGAAGATAAAATTATGTCTGAGGCGGCAATCCAGACATTTGATGGTCAGCCGGAAAACACAATGGCGATCATTAGAAAGTTTGTGGAGGAATCCAACGTCCAGGTTGACAAAAACAGGCTTGATAAACTAATGACGGACCTGTATAATGGCGCAATGATGGTGGAGTGAAAGGAAAACAGTATGCCGAAAATCTGGTTTGATGATAATCGTAAGCCTCCTGATGATAGTTGGATTTGGGCACAGACGAGTTATGACTGTTTCGTTATATTATCGCGACACATGACAACACCAGCCCCCATTGATGAGATTTCATTTGATCATGACTTGGGTGATCAGGATAGGTCAATTCACGTCGCCAATTACATTGAACATCTGGCCAAGCACGACGCCCATCCGCGTATAAAATGGAGTATACATTCACAAAATCCTGTTGGACGTGATCAATTGCTGATGACGATGCAAAAGTGTGATGATTTTTGGGATAATGCAGAAAAGGTAGGAGTGAAATAATGGAATTAGCTGTGACGATTTTACTATGGGAAGCTGTAATATTGGGTGGGGGTCTTATTCTTTTACTTGTAGTTTCATTTATTCAAGAAGTGTTCTAAGTAGTAGCGCGGGTGGAAGGTAGCTAGTGATCTTATTCGGCTCATAACCGTCTGTAAACACGGTGCAAACTCCGTGACCCGCAACCAATTTATATTGATAATAAGGAAATATAATGAGAGAAGAAAATTGGGATACCGTTTCTGAAATTGTTAGAACAGCAATTCGTGAAACAGTATATGAAACTGGTTATGATCGCGACTCCTCACATATGGAGGATCGTTATGTAGGTTATGAAACTGGTGTTTTTATCAATCCGACAGATTATGACCCTGAACTATTGACTGAGAAAATTGTTGGAGAAGTTATGAAACAATTAGTAATGAAGGATGTAATCAAGTGATGGGATTTTTTCTCGTTATATGTTTGATTCTTATAATTTTTGCAATTTTTTCTATGAATCCTCCTGATGATCGTTTTTAGATTACTGCGCTGGAAAAACCTTCTCTCCTATGGTAATGCCTTTTCCGAGATAGATTTATCAGCTAACAAAACCTCACTTATCGTTGGTCCAAACGGCTGTGGCAAAACAACGCTCATAGATGCGTTATGCTTTGTATTATACAACAGATCGTTTCGTAATACCAACAAGCCGCTGCTGATCAATTCTATCACGCAAAAGAATATGGTGGTGGAGATTGAGTTTGAGATAAACGACAAAAAGTATTTCGTGCGCAGAGGCATGAAGCCTAATATATTTGAGATATACAGAAATGAACAACTTATAGATCAAACGACCGGCATCCTTGATTATCAAGCGATTCTTGAGAAACAAATTCTCAAGATGAACTTCAAGACATTTACACAAATCGTTATTCTCGGGTCCGCCAACTATCAGCCTTTCATGAAGCTCGCAGCCCAAGCGCGTCGGGAGGTGATTGAAGACCTACTTGATACGCAAGTCTTCTCCATGATGTTTACGTTATTGAAAGACAAGGTTGCTGAAAATAAGACAGCGCTACTTGATGTTGAGCAGGCCATTGCTATCTGTGATTCTAAAATTGACTTGACAAATAAGCATATACTTGAATTGAAGCAGAATAATCAAGTGCTGATTGATGAGTGTCTTAATAGGATTAAGGATTATGAAGATAAGATTGTTGAGGAAGAGATTGCAATAACCACATGTAAAACATTAGCTGAAGCAAATGATGTGCTAATTACAAAGGCCCGAAAGGATTGTTTGAAAGCTAATGAAATCCTAACTCTTAGTGAACAGGCTAATGATAAACTGCATAGATTGTATGCTGATATAAGATTTTATGAAGAGAACACAACTTGTCCATCATGTAAGCAAGAAATCAATGAAGCTTATCGCCAAGACGTTATTATAACTAAGACGGTAGATATTGAAGCTCTGGAAACGATTGTCAAGGATGTAGAGCAAAAGAATAAAGATGCAGTGAATGCGGCCGAAAATCGCATTCGGGAATTAACTAAATCGGCTATGGAAACTACATATGAGTTGACAAAGAAGTCAACAACATTGAAGCTATATAAGCAACAAATCAAGGATATTAAAAAGGAAATTGAAAAGTTCAAAGCGAAGAATGAGACAAAGGGGGAAGATATTGGCGTACTTGAAAAAGAGAGACAGACCTTCCTTATTAAAAAGGAAGAAGAAATCAAGATACGTGAACTTTACAACACGGCATTGGTGGTACTTAAGGATGGAGGCATAAAAACACGGATTGTTTCTCAATACATCCCCATTATGAATTCTCTGATCAATAAAACGCTGGAGATGATGAACTTCTTCTGTCAATTTACTTTAGATGAAAATTTCAATGAGAAAATAAAATCTAGATTTCGTGACGAATTCAATTATGAATCTTTTTCTGAAGGGGAGAAGAAGCGCATTGATTTGGCTTTGATGTTCACTTGGCGGGAGATAAGTCGTCTGAGAAATGCCGCGCGCACCAATATCCTAATCTTTGATGAAATCCTTGATAGCTCATTAGACAATGAGGGAATGGATGATCTTATTAAAATCATAAAGATGCTTTCTCCTGATATCAATACGCTGGTTATTAGTCATAAGTCTGATCAGTTTCTTGATAAGTTTGATAAGGTCTTAGAATTTCGTAAGGTTCACAATTTTTCACAAATGGTAACAATATGAAAGTTGTAATCGCAGGCTCACGCTGTATTAGTGCTGGGGATGATTTCACTTATCCGCCAAGAAGATTCACTGACGCAGAAATGGCTTGGTTTTTTGATTGCGTTTATGAGTACCATAAGAGCTATCCTATTACAGAGATTATTTCGGGAACAGCTGTAGGAGTGGATAGGATGGGAGAGATTTTTGCTGAGCTTACTAAGATTCCAGTTAAGCAATTTCCAGCCGATTGGAAGAAATATGGGAAGTCAGCTGGTTATCGCAGGAATGAAGAAATGGTAGCCTATGCAGATCGGGTGATTGCTTTTTGGGATGGTCATTCGCGAGGAACGAAGCACACAATAGATATAACTGAAAAAGCAAACAAACCTCTAACAATTTGGCGGTTTGATTACTTTGATGCTTGACAAAATTGTTACATGACATTATAGTAATCTTCTTCAAATCTGGAGTGTGATATCATGAACAAAGAAGCACTTTTGAGACTAGCAGACAAGTTAGATGGTAAGGGGCCATATGAAAAAGTCGGTCCTATTCCAAACGAACGTTTTGACATAAAACAATGGGTCGGTGCTAGTGCTAAAATTGTTCCATTGAATAAAAATATTCCATTGAAAGATACTTTATGGGTACATAGTGTTGTAAAAACTAATCTTCCTTGTGGAACTGTTGCTTGTGCTTGTGGCTGGGCCGGCGCTGATCCTTGGTTTCGTAAACGAGGATTTTATACTAGAGCCGGTGGTTTATACTATAAGAATGCTTTCGGAACAACACCTACTACAATTCAGTCGCTTGAAACATTTTTTGAAGTGGATAGTGCTGAATCAGAGTATTTGTTTTTCTGGAATCCAGAAGATAAAAACTATAAAACACCTAAACAAGTTGCTACACGCATTCGCAAATTCGTAAAAGCTAAGGAGAAAGAGATTGAACGTGCAAAGTGTGCTTCAGAAAGCATATAAAGAATATATCACCTTATTGGAAAAAGCACTAAATGACTGTGCTGGTTTCATGCTTGCTCATGGAATGCAGGGTTCTATAGAAGAAGCCAAAAAAGGCGAAGAATTGCGCGCTCTAATTGATAAATTGGAAAAAGAATGAACATCTTGTTTCTTGACGTTGACGGGCCTTTGATTCCCGCCCGCATGTATTACAATGGTATCCCAAAAAACAGTGAGGGAGTGTATCTTTATGATCCTGTAGCCGTTGGGATGGTCAAAAAGCTTGTTGAGTTTTACAAGTTGAAACTCGTCTATAATTCATCGCATAATGCAGATGGATGGGTTTCAATGGTGAAACAAGCTACGACTAATGGTTTTACGAAAGAAATGCTTCATGATGACCCAACTACTAAGTTTCCTATAGGTCTACTTGTGCGCATGGATGGCATCTCAGAATGGCTCACACGGCATCCTGAAGTGGATAAGTGGGCTGTAGTAGATGATTATGCGCTTCCTGTTCCCAATGCGGTAAAAGTTGATTTCAATATAGGAATCACTTTGGATAATTTTGAAGCCCTAGCAAGTAAATTTGGAGAAATGTATAATAATGGAATTGTTAAGAAAATCGGCTAGTAGACGACGATCAAATCCATATCCAATAATGATTGCTGATGCTGTTCATGAGCAAATTCGGGAGACTGGAGATTATCAGGAAATGGGTGACCAAGCCTATTATGATGTAAGCAATCTCTCTAGATTTTTAGGTGAAATTGTTCAACTTCTTCATGAACGCCATGTTCTTTTAGATGGTGATGTTCTTAGGTTATTTACTAGATTTGATGAATATAAAGGGGCACCAAAAGACACATGATCTATGAATTAGTAGAAGCAAACGATTCATCACTTATAACAAAAGCTGAACGATTTGATTTTTCAAATCCTCCAACTGATCCTGTTCAGTTGGCTAAAGATTTGACAGAGACAATGATCCATTACAAAGGATTTGGACTCGCAGCTAATCAATGCGGCCTACCTTATAGCTGCTTTGTGATGCACAGCAATCCAATCATTTGTTGTTTCAATCCAAGGATTGTTGATCAAGCTACAGAAATCATTAAGATGGTGGAAGGTTGTTTAACATTTCCAGGGATGTTTTTGAACATCAAGCGGCCTCGTACAATCAAAGTTCGTTATACACAACCAAATGGAGAAACCCTAACAAAAGAATTTGATGGAATGACGGCAAGAGTTTATCAGCATGAATTAGATCATTTGAATGGTGTTATCTATACAGCGCATGTAACAAAACTAGAATTAGATATTGCAAAACGAAAATCAAGAAAATTGTTGAGAAAAAAATAATGGAAAAGCCTCCATTTGCTCCACTACATCATAAAATTGCTTTAGAAAAACAAGGTAAAGAAAAAATAAACCTTCAAGGTATTGATCCAAATAAGGATCATTTGATTTACCTAGCATCTCCTTTCACACATGAAAATACAAATGTTGAACATCACAGATTTATTCAGGCTGAAGTAATAACAGCCTTGATATTGAAAAACAACTTTAATGTGTTTTCTCCTATAGTGCATTGTTATGAAATCGCAAAGAAGTTCACTCTCCCAAGCCATTTTGAATTTTGGGCGAAATATGATGAAGCGATGTTAAAGCGCTGCACTCATGTTGTTATTCTGGATATTGAAGGATGGGAAATATCAAAAGGTGTTGCGAATGAAAAGAGATTAGCAGAAAAGTATAATATACCGATTCTCAGATGGTCACAAATCGTAGATTAGTTGAAAAAGCTGGCCCAAATTTTTACCCTACGCCAGCATGGGGAACAATTGCTCTTTTACACCATGTAACTTTTCATGGGTCTATTCTTGAACCTTGTTGCGGAAAGGGGGCAATGTCGGAAGAGCTTATACGACAATATGGGCCTGATCGTGTAACGTCTTCTGACAAATATGATTATGGATATGGAGAAGTAAAGGATTTTTTTGATATTCATAAACCATATGATAATATCGTAACAAATCCTCCATTCAATATAGCAGAAGATATTTTATATCATGCTCTTCATATTGCTAATGAAAAGGTTGCATTACTTTTGCGTCTGGCATTTTTAGAAGGACAAAAACGATACTACAAGATTTTTCAATATCATCCTCCAAGTGAAGTTTTAGTTTTTTCCGAACGGTTATCAATGTATCCTGATGGCTATCCTGTAAAAAGCGGCGGAACTACATCTTATGGATGGTTTATTTGGGAAAAAAGACATAATGATATTTCAAATATTTCACATTACATTCCACCAAATATTAGATGGATAGCTCCAGGGTTCAAGAACAAGGAATAGTCACACAAATGGCAATTGATTGGATAAATGTAACAGAAGTAGTAAATGCTTTACCAAGAGGATTTAGATATATGAGCCCAAATTACACTAGCAAGTATAAATACAACGAAGATCAGATGATTCAACAAATTAATGATTACATTGAATCAACTTATTCCGAGCACTATTTCGGAAAGAACGGCCTTCAGGTGTTTGATTTATGGGAAGCTTTAGACGATGATCCTGCGCCCATCCATAGGAACATGGCAATCAAGTATCTTTACCGTTATGGAAAGAAGGCAGGCTTCAACAAAAAAGACCTATTTAAGACTATACATTACTGTCTGATGCTGCTATACTACCATGACAAGCTGAAGCGTGATGAAGTCAAGAAGGAATCTACGGATGATAATCATAGTAACTCTGAACAAGGATCAGCCCCTTCAGGATGATGAGGATAAGGTTACGGACTTTGTAACTGCTAAGCATGGATTTACGCTTACTGCTAGGGATGCTCTTATTGGAAAACTTGATTTGGAATTTGCTACAATCAACAGTGTTTTAGAAGATGATATTAGCCTTATGCAAAGAGATTTACAAGCTTTGATTGAAGATGAAAAATTGATAGTGCTTATTGCTGATGAATAAACTATAAAGGAGTATTGCTATAGAAATAAAGATTTCTGGGGAAGAATTACAAAAAAGGAAATTGTTTTTAGGTTTACCTTGTTATGCAGGTCAATGTGCAGCGGTTTTTGCTCGCTCTCTCATGGACCTTTCTTCTCTTTGCACGCGATATAATATCCCCCTCAATGCTTACTTCTTAATGAATGAAAGCTTGATTACTCGTGCAAGAGCTTATATCTGCGATGAATTTATGCGATCAGAATTTACTCATCTCATGTTTATTGACAGTGATATTGGTTTCAATCCTAATGATGTGATTGCTTTGTTGGCTTTGTGTTCTGATGACTCTCCTTATGATGTTATTGGCGGTCCATATCCAAAGAAGTGTATTTCTTGGGAGAAAATCAAACAAGCTGTTGATAAAGGACTCGCAGACAATAACCCAAATGATTTAGAAAAGTATGTTGGCGATTATGTTTTCAATCCTAAGAATACAGGCCAACAGAATATTGCTATTTCTGAACCGGCTGAAGTTCTAGAAATTGGCACTGGTTTCATGATGATCAAGAAAGCGACATTGGAAAAGTATAAAGAAGCCTATCCACATTTGATGTATCGCCCTGATCATGTGAGAACAGCACAGTTTGATGGTTCCCGAGAAATCATGATGTATTTTGATGCTGCTATTGATCCTGACTCAAAACGGTATTTGAGCGAGGATTACAAATTTTGCTACGACGTGGGCAAGATGGGCGGCAAGGTATGGTTGTGCCCCTGGATGCAGCTGTCGCACGTAGGAGCCTATACGTTTGGTGGCTCTTTGGCCGATATTGCGATGGCTGGTGTATCCCCGACCGCAGACCCAAGCAAGCTAGGTGGTAAGAGATGAGTACGGGGTATAGGGCGAGATGGGAACGCGGCAGTCTGCAAAACTGTGATGAGCAGGTTCGATTCCTGTTATATCCTCCATCATTACCTCTTGTTTTTACTGTGTTGGTTTTCTTTACACCATTTGTTCTTGGAACAGTTTTTATTATGTCAATTGGAATAACAAAAAATGCAATTAAATCCAAAAACACTAACAGTTATTAAATCATTTTCTCTTCTGAATAATTCATTATTGTTTCCAGTAGGAGATTCCTTAGAGACTATATCAATTTCAAAAGCGATGTTTGCTCGGGCGAAACTTGAACAATCTTTTGATAAGCGCTTTGCAATTGCTGATTTGTCGCGTTTTTTGAGTGTTCTTTCTCTATTCAAAGTACCTGAGTTATCCTTTGAGAAAACACAGGTGAAAATTTTTTCAGGTAAGCAGAGAATCAACTATACATATGCTGATGAAGATGCTATATTAAAACCACCTGCAAAACGTATCGTTATGCCGGCGAAGGATGTTGTTCTAACGCTGTCAGAAGCGAATCTAAAGGCTCTGTTGAGCGCGACAAGTGCTTTGTCTGCGCCAAATATAGCGATAGCTGGGGACGAAGGAAAAATCCATGTCCAAGCTCTTGACATACGTGATCCAAGAGGTGACTCATTCTCTCTTGAAATTGGGGAAACAGATAAGGTATTTTTGGCGGTCTTCAAGTCGGAATATCTGTATAAGATTATTCCCAAAGAGTATAGCATAACAATAGCTGCCAAGGGTCTTAGCCATTTTCAAACAGACGATTTAGAGTATTATATCGCTCTGGAAGAAAAGAACTCAAAGTTCTAAAAGGTGAAATGATATGGCCCAACTCTCCTTTGATAAAGCTTTCAATTATTTGAAAGAAGGAGGGATGGTCACTCGCGAAAAATGGACCGCTGTAAAAGGTATATTTTTGAAAGATAATATACTTTGGACATTAGAACGTGATGATTCAAAACGTATTGTATATACTTTAAGTTATAATGACATATTCGGGGATGATTGGGTATTTGTTATTGGAGAAAATACTGACAATGAAACAGATGAAAGCAATTCTTCTAAGTGTCGGCCTAATACTAAGTGCAACCAGTGCCATAGCTCATGACGCCCCTTCGGGCTGGCAATATCCTATGGAATGTTGCCATTCTATGGATTGTGGACCTATTACCGATAGTTCATTTACAAAACCGCAAACCCCCATAGAATTGCCACAAATGGTTGTAACAACTAAGCACGGTACGGTTGTTGTTCCGCATAATTTTCCTTATAGAAAATCTGGGGATTCTAAACCCCATGCTTGTATGCGCCCTGGACCTTGGGTAGATGGTATGCAAGCGATGCGTCTTATTTGCCTATTCTTTCCAGATGGGATGTGAAATCATGGAATATATGTTTGTTTCATCCTTGACTGGCGTATTGACGGTTACGGCCTTAGGGATAGCATATGCATCTGGTGCCGCGTCTTTTATAGCTTGTGGTTGGACTCTAATGGCAGTTTTTGTAATCATGTTTTGCCTCGGGATGCTTTGGTAAACTATGCAAAAGAAGGGGAAAAACATGGCCGTAGTACGCATCAACATAGAAACGTTGCTGGAAGACTATCATGCTGAAGAAATCCATGTAGCTTTTGGAAACGAAGAGCATGATAAAACATTCCGTGAAATCCGACTCAATAAAGCGATGATTGAGGAAGATGGGATTCTGGATTGTTTTACAAAGAATATTTCTAATACTGGAGAAATCAAGACTGTTACAGTTGTATCCCTACCTGAAGGAAGTTCGTTGAATCAACTCAAGCAAAATTATAAGAAGATTGGTTTGATGAACGATAATGGGGAATGGAAGAAACGAAACCTTGGATAATATATGCTTCGCGATGAGTATTTGTGGTGCGAGCGTTTCCGCCCCAAAAAAGTAGCCGATGCTATTTTACCAGAACGCATTAAGACTCTTTTCCTAAACTATGTCAAAGTCAAAAATATTCCACACTTGATTTTGTGTGGCTCCCCTGGTATTGGCAAAACGTCAGCTGCGAGGGCCATGCTAGATGAGTTGGATTGTGATTATAAGTTCCTTAACGCTTCTCTTGATAGAAATATTGATACTTTACGCAATGACATACTCAATTATGCTTCTGCTGTTTCGTTTTCTGGAGGCAGAAAATACGTCATTCTTGACGAAGCTGATAATCTCAATGCTAATTCTTTTCAGCCCGCTCTCCGTGGTTTTATGGATATGTATGGAAATAATTGCGGGTTTCTTTTTACTTGCAATTATCCTGGCAAGATCATTGAACCGCTCCATTCCAGATGTAAGACTGTAGATTTCAGTATAGAGCCCAATGAAAGAGTTGATCTAGCCTGTCAGTTCCTAGATCGGGTTATCTCTATCCTAGAGCAAGAGAAAGTTGAATACGATAAGACGATTCTTGCTAAGGTAATTGAGAGACGCTTTCCTGACTGGCGCAAGATGTTGATGGAATTGCAAGGCTATGCCGGTTCTGGTAAGATTGATGCTGGTATTCTTAGTAACTACACTGACATTTCTCTGAAGAAGCTAGTTGGATATTTGAAAGAGCAGAATTTCACAGAGATACGAAAATGGGTTGCTGAAAATTCCATGGATGTGAATGATTTCTATCGCAATCTTTATGATAATCTGTTATCAAGCTTGACGAAAATAGGTCAACCCATGGCAATCCTGCTCTTGGCAAAATATGAGTATGAAGCCGCGTTTTCCCTCAACCATGAGATAAACATGTCGGCATGCCTTGTGGACCTGATGTTGCGCTTGAAAGGAGAATGGTTATGAGGAAAGAAGACTTACTTTGGTTGATGATTGTTTGCATCGCTCTGGTATTTTTAGCTGGTTGTGCTGATCCCATACCTCAAGATAAGCAAATCAAAACAACTAATCCACAATATCAAGTGGACTTACTTTTTAAGATTAATGGTTGTGATATGTATCGTTTCATTGATGGACAACACATTTGGTTTTTAATGTGCCCTAATAACCAGCCGAAAACAGTGTGGCAAGAAAATTGTGGTAAGGGTTGTATTCGTCAAAATGGGGTGGAAACAAAATGATGACAACAAAAAAACAACAGATGTGCGAAGATGTTTATGCGCTAGGAGATTATATTTGTGATGTGGTGGAAGCAAAAAAGAAGCTGGAAGAAAAAAAACGAACTGTTCCTTCCTATATTCCAGTAGGAAAACCAGAAGATTATTATGCCATAGAATTATCGGAGTATAAGCAAGCATGTTGGGATTTTTTTACAAAATTAGAGACTTTTTTTATAAAGACATAACTTGTGGTATGTGCGGCCGAATCCATATTAAGTATGATGAAATAGAGTATCTGGCCAAGAATGATGAGGGCGAGCAGCAAGTCTATAAGATGAATATTTGTAATGAATGCTACCATACTCTTGATTATTTGAAAGATCGTAAGTGGCAGAAAACACAGAAGAGCTAGACAGGTATCGCTTTATCAATAGTATAAACGTCAAGAAGGACGATCTTCGCGACGATGAGCGGATTGATAAGGACTATGCTCCATATTTCATTAATCTCATGCTATCCTACCACAAAGACACCCTTTTTCATGCCTATAATATGGATCGGAACCATCAGATTCCGGCCAGAAATCAGTATATCTATCTCCTAAATACAGTCAGGCCAAGGAAACGATTTACGAAAATACATCGTTCAGAAAAACTAGATGATGTGACTTTGATTCAAACCTTCTTTGGTTATAATATAAAAAAAGCAAAAGAAACTCTAGCTATTCTCACGCCTGAACAAATCAAAGAAATCAAACAGCGGTGTAATAGGGGAGGTTTGAAAAAAGAATTAGAAGGATGACATGTTAACTAATGGTTTAGGTGTTGAGATTAAATTCAATGATAAAAATGATTTCCTGAAGATCAAAGAGACGTTGACAAGGGTAGGAATAGCTTCTAAGAAGGATAAGAAATTATACCAGAGCGTTCATATTCTACACAAAAAGAATCAGTATTTTTTGATGCACTTCAAAGAGTTGTTCGCCTTGGATGGTAAGGAAACGAGTTTTACAAGCGAAGACAAAGCAAGGCGAAATACGATTGCGTCTCTTTTAGAGGAGTGGAAATTACTCACAGTTCTCAACCCAGATCAAATAAAAGAACCTCGTGCAACACTTTCTAACATCAAAATCATAAGCTTCAAGGAAAAAGCAGAATGGACGTTGGAAAGCAAATATACTATCGGAAAGATAAAGGGAAAGCCCAAGTGATTGTTATTGAGCAGCCAGCATTTGGTGAAGATTGGATAGATGATCCAGTTCACGAAGATAAAGATGGCTGGTGGTTTTTAGATGAAACATGGAGCACTAGATATGGCCCATATGAGTCCGAAAAAGAATGTAGAAACGAAATGAAGCAATATTGCATTGAAGTTTTAGGAGAAAAATACCCTGATGGATGATGTATTGAAAGTAAAATGGTATCTTGTAGAGATGAATGAAACAGTGATAAGCGTTCAAGGATATCCTGAAACGTTTTATGCTTGCTATATCTCAACATCCCCGGAAAAAGGAAAAGGATACAAGCTTGCGACGTTACAAAGATGGTCAGGCGGCCCCCAATATAATGGATTCGTTGAACAGGCTATCGGTAGAGAGATTGTTGCGGCCCACAACGCATCGTTGGAAAAGAAAAAAGAACCAGCGACAGCTGATTTTCCATCAACCATCTTGCCGACCGTTCCAACAGAAGAAAAATTAAAAGGAAAACCCGGCCCAAAGAAGGGACATATGCCAGGTAATCTAAAAAATCTTGTACGTTGGCCAAAGGGAATTGCTAGAAAGCAACCAGATGGCCGGCTACTTACTCTTAAAGAAGCACTAGAATTAAAACGACTACAAGATGAAAAGGCAACGCAAGTCCAAGAATTCCAAATCCTCTCGGGAGTTGAATCGCCAACAGTCACCGAAGATCAGGGCAACAGAATTATTCAGCAAGAACAGCCCGTTCAAGCCGAAACGCATCCGCCTCAAGAAAAAATACAATCGCAAGCGCTATCAACATCCGCTATTGGAACAGTAACAGAGGATCAGCCCAATGTCTTACCAAGCCCTTTACCGCCTCACTAACGAAGATATCAAACTTCTGGAAATGCTTTCTAAAGACTTAGAACCAAGTCTTAATGTAACTTTGGAATATGTTCCTATGTCCGAAAGATTGCGCCGTCAAGCTGATGAAATGGATGCTCTGGACGTACGTAAGCAAGAACTAAAAGACTTGATTTACAAAATTAATATGGCCGGTTTCATTTCAACTGACTAGGCGTAGGAAAGTCTGGTAAATCCGCCTGATTTGGAGTCAGGAGAACGCAGTTTCAAATACTGCCGCCTAGACACTCTTTCAAAAAATGCTAAAAATTACTGATTTGTTTTCTCCTACTTTTGGAGAAACTGACAAACATTACAAATTTTTGACGCTTTTGTCTAAGGTGGCGATCACCGTCCCGCCAGTGGCAAACGCTCGCCTAGCATCTGCTATCGTCTACAAGGGCGATGTTGTGACCATAGGCGTCAACCGCCGCAAGACGCATCCTTTTCAAGCCAAGTACGGTAAAAACAGCGATTCAATTTACCTTCATTCGGAAACGCAAGCTATTCTTTTGGCTCTGAAAACTTTGACTCTCAAAGAGCTTGCTAAGTCAACTCTTTATGTTTGCCGAATGAAATATGAAGACTCTTCCAAGCAAAACTTTGTATTTGGATTGAGTAAACCTTGTATTGGATGCCAGCGAGCTATTGCGGAGTTTGGCATCAGAAACGTAATCTATTCAACAGAAAATGAATATAGGAGATTATAATAATTTGGTTAGTTGTATTGATAGAAGTGGTTATAGAGAATATGAACAGAAATTTATTGATCAGTTATTTGAAGATGGTGTTAGTAAAGCCTTATTACTCAAAACCAAATATGAACATGAGATGTTTGATTTAACGTGTTTTCGCCCATATCCGTATATGCAAAATAAGAATAAAGGAGCATTGGGAGAGCAATTTGTTTCCCAATTTATGCGTTGTCTAGGTCATACAGTAGAAAACCCGCCGACCAATACAGATGAGTATGACCGAATCATAAGTGGAACTGAGTCGTTTCAAAGGGTTGTTTCAGGAATCTTAACAGAAATCAAGTTCTCAGTAATGATTGAGCCAAATTTCATTTGGAATCATATCGCGCGAATGAAACGTTGGCAGCGATTGCTCCTCATGGGTATTGTCATTCCAGATTATCGTATTTCAAGAACAACATTTAAGATATATCAATGTTGGATTACAAAGGATGATTTTATTGCTAATTCTGGTGATAAGGAATCTGGAAAATATTTTATACATCAACAAGGAGGTAACGAAGCGAAAAATGATGACTATTGGCTGAATGGAAGGAAGGGAGTGGAAATTTTCAAACAATCATTTGTTAAAGACTTAAAAGATTGGTGACATTCAACTTTTCTATTGATTATTTTTTGCAATCTGTTATAAGAGGATATCCAAATCTCTAACCGCTGGGAGAACTCCCTATGATTGATGATCTTGTGGAAAGCATGGAGAATGGGTTACGTGATTTTATTGTAAAGAATGCTGCAAACATTGCCTTCACACAACCACAATACAAAATCCATAAGGAAGATGAAGGTCAATATCATATCATCATTTCCATATCAGGTTTAGGAGAACAACATTTCTCAATTCTCTTACTTGGTGATGAGTTTATCGTCAAGGGAAAAATGGCAATCATTGGTCCAAATGCATCATTTCCATTCGCCCTCATTTCAAACTTGATAAATGGGGCTATCCAAAAATGGGTTACACAAAAGGCTGAAGACATTGCGACAACAAAAGTCCGATTGGCAAATAAAGGAAAGGCAGTAAAGGCGCTTCCCACTTCTGGAGGCGGCCCCATTATTGGTGAGTTTAAGGACAGAGTACCTAAAGATAGCTTTGTTGATAGTGGTCCTGTAGGCGGCGCCTAAATACAGTATCACAATTAATACAAACAATATAACAAATATGGAGAGAAAAATATGAAGAATTATATCGGTTTTAGCCGTGACCACAGTCGTTCCATGACAAATCTAGCTAGAGCGGCAGCTAGGGATTACAACAACACTATCGCTGCCATCAAAGATGCAGCTGTGAAAAACAATCAAGATACAATTGTTAGCACTGTCAAGTGTGGTGTTGATGTTGGTGGTATGCATGGTATAGTTGAAAGAGAAACAATCAACTCTAGTATCGCCGCCCTCAATCCGATTGCCGAAGGTTCATATAGGACTAATGGCAGTCGCACACCGTTGTTTGATAGTGTGAATGAGCTTATTTCTATTCTACAAGATGTACCTGATGCTAATGATCCTGATGTTGCATTTCTTGTCCAAACGATTACAGATGGAGAAGAAAATGCTTCTAAAATTCATGGCAGTGTCTTAGCAGAAAAAATTCGGAAATTACAAGCCACGGATCGCTGGACATTTGTTTTCCGTGTGCCCAGAGGTGCCAAAAGAACTCTTGTAAATTATGGTATTCCAGCTGGCAACATCTTAGAATGGGACCAAACAGAAGAAGGATTAGAGGCCGCGACCTATGATACGGTTGTTGCTACTCAATCGTTCTATGAAGCGCGCTCTAGGGGTGTAAAAAGCACAAAATCTTTCTATAGCAACATAGCCGATGTGAAACCAAGCACCATTGCAAAAACGGCTAGAGAGATTACAAAGGAAGTGAAATTTCATACTGTCGGTCCAAAAGATCATGACACAGAAATTTTTGACTTCTGTATGAAGAAAGTCGGATCATATAAAAAAGGCTGCGCTTTCTATGAGCTATCTAAGACAGAAAATGCAGTCCAAGATTACAAGATGATTTGCATTCGTAATAAAACCACACAGAAGGTCTATTCTGGTGCTGGAACACGAACAATTCTAGGTTTACCAGAGTTTGGTACGATAAAACTTATTCCTGGTGATCATGGTGATTATGACATTTTCATCCAATCCACTTCCACAAACCGCAAGGTAAAAGAGGGAACGCGCGTGCTCTATTGGGCCAGTGTCAATAGTTGAGGGGAGTTTGAGATTCTAGTTGACATTACCCATGATCTAGAGTATCCTATTGTCATCCTGAAGAGAGAAAACAGCGAGTAGTATTTGACCCTCACTCTGGATGATTGATTTCCTAATTGGAGTAAGAAGCAACGATATAGATTATATAATGATATGGCTGGCTACAGCAACCAAAAAAGCTTCCAATAGCAAAAAACCCAGCCCGTTTATCCATTTTTTGGATGGTTACAGCATCAAAAAATTACTTGTAGAGTAGTAAAAATCCCATCCAGTAATGCTAAGTAGATTAAGCATCATTTCCGCAAACAAAAATCTAGCTCAATGGTAGAGCATCACTCTTATAAAGTGAAGGAGCCGTTCAAATCGGCAACTTATATGATGCTGATATTTTTTTTAGATTGTTTTCAGCAACCTAAATTTTTTGAAAAATAACGGTCCTAAGGTAGAAGACCTCTTCACGGAGTATTTGATGACGCTTTCACAGGTGATGGTGAAAGGGTGGGGCGAGCGGTTCCTGTAAAATGGAGCAATGCGCCGGCCGCAAGTAAAAAAAGACAGTCTGTTTACTAAATATTATTGGGGATGGATTAAATGGAGACGTTTAATTTGCTTGCTAAAAGTCAGGAATAGCCCTGGCCATCCACGTTTTTTTGGCTGCCTTCTGCAAACCAAAACAATGTCAAAGGTGCCCTTCGGGGCTCCAGCAAACGATAGAAAGATAGCGTAAAGTCGCCGGCAACCAGTAGATTTTGTATCACTTCCGCAACAAAAAAGTCTTGAAAGGACAACGTTTCTACGAAAAACGTCTAAAAAAGTGATACTGTAAATAATGAAAGGATAGTGAAATGGATAACATCTACGCTTTGGAATTTTGTTTTCATGCTTCAATTCATCGTGCACTTTTCAAGGATCGCTCAAAGGCTGAAGCAATTGTAGAGCAACTTCGTCCTTTGATGGGTCAGGATGTTTACGCTTATAGTCGTAATGATAAAAGCGAAAATATTTTTACATGTAAGTCTGAAGATGGCTCAGAGATTGTAGTTGTTCCTTCTAAACTTGAAGCTGTTCGTATTCTTGATTATGATAATTTCAATAACTTGGCTGTTATAGAAGATGTTAAAACATCTAAAATACAATTAGATAAAAAGCTTACTGAAAAAAGAGCAATGCTAATGCTAGAAGCTGAATTTCGGTAAGAAATAAAGTTTTAGAA